GAAGTCCTTACATTATCAGCACCATTTGAGTCATTATGATATTGATTTACATAAAGGGTTCTTGTTGATGAGCTTATATTATATTGAGCTAGTCGATATGTTAAAGCACTTGTACTGCCAGCAGTATCAAGGTAAGAAAAACTTTGAGGAATAATTGAATAAGTACCATATTGACGAACAGCAGTCATAGCACCTTCTCTAGTGCCTACTATTGCACCATTTGCTGCTGTTATTGAGGCAAAAGAACCCGAACCAGTTTGTTTTTGAAGAATAACTGAAATATTATTTACATCGTTTGATGAAGTGAAATGAGTATTGGCTATTATAAAAATTTTATTTGAGGCATTGCTTGGTGTTATAGTCACTTGAATATTATGTCCTGTCCATACTGCCTGTGAAGCAGTACTTTGTGAGGCACTATCATTCCTACCACCCTGTACAACTTGAAGAATTTTACCTCCTCCAAACCCAGTAGCTGTTCCATTACAAGTAACATTACCAGAACTATCTAATGAAATAGCGTCAACTGACGCTCCTGTATGCCTAATACTATTAACAATTAACCTACTGCTCATGGCTTGGGATACTTGTCTTTAGTAGCTTTAATTGCAGTTGCCCAAGTCCCTGTTGTATCTAACTTCCCAGCAACCATATCTTTATAAAGCATATCTAACTGATCTCCTATCGTTGGATAGATAGTATCTGTTGTACCATCAGCACCAGTTCTTTTTGATTTGTAGGCTATAAGGGCTGCTGCATCATCTAATGCTTTTCTAGCTGCTGCTACTTTTGTATCATCTAGTGTTACTTTTGATCCGTCAGCAGCAAACGCTCCAGCAGTATCGTCTATAGAAACAACAGGTTTTGTTGCCGTTTTGTAAGCCTCATAAATAGCCTCGTGGTCTAACGCCATAATTAAAAAATCCTTTTTACTAAATTATATAGGATGGACATTAAGCTGCCACCTCAATCGCTGTAAGAGTTGACATTGAGTTTTGTTCCATATCGCCAGTTCCTCCACCATGATCTCTGTTTAAGTAAATGGTATGACCGCTTGTGCTGTTATTTCCATGCCGTAGTCTGCAATCATAAGTTATGGCACTTGTACCCCCTGCTGTATCTAAATAAATTCCAGTAATTGTATTTTGATGTTCAGAATGACTATTAAAACCTTGTGCGTGTAATCTTGCAGCACTTCCACTTGCATCTGCTGTAGCACCTGTTATTACTGACCCTGCTTTAAAAAAAGCAAAACCAATATCATTATCAGATTCAAGACCTATTGTTAAATTTGCAAATAGAAGTATTTTGTTGGAAGAGTTTGCAGGAGTTATGGTTACACTTATAGCTGCACCACTAAATGATTGTTTACCTATGCTTGCTGAGAAAGTATCTGTTTTTGCAGTTTGTTGAATCTGCAAAAGTTTTCCACCAGCAACAGATGCAAACGATAAATTTCCCGAAGCATCTGTAACAAGAGCTTGTCCAGACGACCCATCAGCTTGAGGGAGTTTAAATTCAACTTCACTTGAAGAAGGGTTAGATGTTGGTACAGCTATCGAAACTGCATTACCACCAGAATGTACGAGTTTAATTTTTCCTGTCATGCTGATACCTCCAAAATAACAATTGATGACGCGGATCTTGCACAAGATCCAATATCTGAATCATTATGTGATCTATTTAAATAAACTGTTCTTGCACTAGAGTTTTCATGAAAAAATCTATATGAATATCTAGTTGTACTTGTTGCAGTTGTACCAGAACCACCATGTATATAGTTGTGGTGCATAAGTATTATTTTTTCATCGTCATTGTTTGGCTGTGCTACAAAAGAGGATCTTCCCCTACTACTAGAAGCATCAGATAAAGATGCTGTAGCAAGCGAACCTCCTATATACAATTCCCCATAAGTTCTATTACTATGTTGATTTGATATAGCTAAGTTAGCCATAATTAATAATTTATTATTACTATTAGCTGCTGCATAATCTATAAATATTAAGTCTCCAGTTCGTGTAGGGTAGCTAACATCACTAGATGCAGTATCAGTTTTATAAGTAACAGCGTAATTAACAATTTTACCCCCAGCACCACTAGCTAAATCGTCAGCAGTAATACATCCATCAGGTAACCCACCAACTGCAAGACCTGTAATTACTCCTGTGTTTCCGTTGATTGATACTGGCATTAGATAACTGTGAAAACTGATCCAGAAGGTATGGTTAAAGTATAAGTAGCCATTGAGAAAGGGCCAGCCACCATACCATTCTTATTATTACTAATTGTAATATTCCCTGCTGCTGCAACAGGATTTTGGAATATATCATCAGTTACTCCACTTGCAGGTATGGATATAGCATTAGTAGATGCAGCAGTAACTCTTCCTTGTGCGTCAACTGTAATAGCAGGAATTGCAGTTGCAGAACCATAGCTTCCAGCTGTTACAGAAGTGTTAGCTAATTGATCTGCTCCAACAGAATCATCAGCTAATCCACCTGTTTGTGTTTTAGTTAATCCCATTATGCTGCCAACTCCATAACTGTTATTGATGAAGTACCGTTTGTAACATATCCGTAATTATCTAATGCAACAGTACTATTAATTGCAACCACATATGAAGAAGAATATGGAGAATATACCTGCATTTTATATGTTGTCGCTGATGTGGTGTTTGGAGAGTCTAAATAAGAAGTTACAATCGTTTGTGTATCCATAGTTGAAGCCATATAACCTCCAAAAGTGGCTCTAGTTTGATTTGTATTTGAACCGTTTACATCCCCGATAAAAATTGTATTATCACTATCTCTAGCTAAACGCATTGCATAATAAATAGCATTACCGTTAACATAAACAGAACTATGTACTAGAATTTTATTAGACGCTGAACTAGGAGTAATACTTACACTTAAACCTGTAATATCAACTGGAGTTTGTGATTGAGCAGTAAATCTATCTTTTTTTACAGTTTGAACAACTTGCAGAATTTTACCAGCACCGCCATTTGGAAAGGCTGGTTTGCCAGAGTTATCAAATGTTATTGCATCTGATGAAGCAGAAGTGGATCGTATTGCGTTTGTTATTAACCTACTCATGCTGCAACCTCCATTGCTGTTATTGTTGAAATACCATTTGCATCGTAAGTTGCATTATTTTGTAAACTTCCAGACCTATTTATATAAACTGTTTCACTTGAACTGTAGCCCATACCTTCTAAATGATATGTAATTTTATTTCCTAATGTGTAACTTGGTGTATCTAAAAAACTAAAATGTGATTGATGTATAGCATGAACTTTCATGCCTGTTTGATCGTCACGAACTTGTCTTGATACTCTTGGTCTGCTTCCACTAGAATGACCTAAAGCTGGATATGTAGGGTTTGCATCTTGTATTTCTCTAACTAATCTTACTGTCATCATAACTCCAAGATTAGAACCCATTGCTGCACTAAATTCAACTAGAATTTTACTATTTGCTGCTGTTGGAGTTATGTTTACTTCCCAAATAGATCCAGCACCTGTTTCATCCGTCCCAGCAATATCTACAAAAGAAGTACCTGTCCAACTTGCAGTATCAGTTTTAACTGATTGCTTCACTTGGAGAATTTTTCCTACAACTGAGTTTGAGGTAAGGATAGTTCCATCAGCATCGCCTGGTAATTTTAAAGTACGATCAGATGCAGGGTTGCTATCAGGTGCAGTTAATATAACTCCATTACCACCGCTATGTAACAACTTTATCTGACTCATGCTGCAAACTCCACTACATAGGCTTGTGTACCACCTGCACGTTGTTGAAATGATGAGGGATCAGATTGTCCTAAATAACAAGTCTGTCCAGAGTTAGCAATCCATTGTATTTTATAAGTTATTGTTGTGCTACCATCTCCACCTGGATCCATATCCCACCATTGAAATCCAACGTGAAATATTTGGTTTGAATTATCGCCACCTACATAGTTAGACATAGTTGAAGTTCTACCAACACCATCTCCTGTAGTATTCATTCCTAAATCTGTAGAAACACCACCTTTTGTTCTGACAATTTTAAATCTTACAGTATCAGTATTACTTGAGCCTTTTGGAGCGCAAAAAGATATAAGCACGTTAGCATTAGTTGCAACATTGGGTAGATCGAATTCAAAATCACTTGATATACTTGCCCATGATGTTGCGGTTGTAGAATATGAACCTACTGCTTGATATTGTTTATACTGTAAAACTTTACCACCAGCAGGGATTACACCAGCTGCAATCATATCACTATCAACTATTCCATCAGGTAACCCTCCTACCGAGATTCCTGTTACTGTTCCTGATCCGTTAATAACTACTGGCATAATTTACCCCCTAGACAATAACATAACGTGAACCTGACGGAATGGTAACTGTTACCCCATTTGCTATTATTATATCCCCTGCACTAATACCTGACTTATTTGTGGTCATAGTATAATTATTTGAAATTGTTAGCGAGTTTTCTGTAATACAACCATCAGCTTTTTGTGAGGAAACTCCAGTTAGTGCTGATCCATCAATTGCAGGTAATGCCCCAGTTAGTTTAGATGCTGTAAGAGCAGAAATCCTAGCATCTGCTACTGTACCTGTTAAGTTACCTGCTGGTAAATTAGTTAAGCTTGCACCTGACCCACTAAATATAGTTGCTGCTAATAATCCTGTAGCTGCATTAAATGTAAGATTTGAACCTGACTTTAATGCCAAGTCTCCTGTAGCTGCGGTAGCGAATAGAGGAAAACAGGTGGTATCAGAACTCTCATCAGCAATTGTAGAGGTAGTGGCATTACCAACTGCAACTTGAGTTCCCATATTAATAATGAAATATGTAGATCCACTAGGAGGAGCAGAATCAAAAATTATATCTGTTCCACTTACGACATATCCATCTGTCATATCTCCCTGCCCAGTTCCATCATTGGGTTGTTGCATCACACCATTAATAGATACTCTTAATATCTCTGCATTAGCAGGTGTTACTGCTGTACTTGTACCTTTCGTGACTAATTTAAATCTGTAAGCAGATCCGTTAAATGTAGCTGATCCACCACCAGTTCCAGAAGAAGATGCAATATCTAATAAATCTGCTGTTCCTGTGGCTGCTGATCCACCAATTTCTCCCCAAGCACTTCCATCATATCCCTCGAACTCTGATGTTTGGCTATTAAATCTGAACATACCAGCTGAAGCTGATGCTGGCCTTTGTGCTGTTGTCCCAGCAGCAACATCAATAGCTCCTGTTCCTGTCATCAAAATATCGCCACTTATACTTAAATTTCCACTAACAGTAAGACTAGAAAGTAAAGTTCCTGTAGCTGTAGCTGAGTTTGTCTGAACAGCATTACCCATCAATGAGTGGCTTGAGCATTGATAATGAAGAACCATTGGGGTGTTATCTGCTATAACAATCTGCACATATGCACCACTTTGCCCTGCTGTGCCATTTACAGTAACATTTGTTGTATAAGCTGTAGTTTTATTTGACTCAAGATAAAAACGCAAAGGATGACCAGAATTACTTGAATGTGATTGATCAAATTTATAAGTACGACCAGGTGTAAGAGTTAAAAATGGTGCTTCTTTGCCGTCAATTAAATATCCATTTCCAGAGCCACTTCCGTTATATCTATGTGCTGCTGTTTTGCTTGCGACAGTAACAGCTAAAGTTTTTACAGATCCAGTATATGTTGCTTGAGTAGAAGCAAATCCTCTTATATTTCCATCATCAGTAAGAGTTAAAGTTCCTGTAAAATTAGGATCTGCATTTTGACCAGGGGCTACCCAACTTAGAACTCCAGAAGCATTACTTGATAAAACATATCCACTTACAGAAGAATCAGCAGAAGGTAATGTCCAAACAACATTTGATGTTACTGTTGCTGCTGATTTAAAACCAACATAATGAGATGAGTCTGCATCTAAATATCTAACCTCTTTTTGTGCAGAAACAGATAAATGCTCACTACTTGTCCAAGAGTCTGTTGCATTTACCCAATTAAAAGTTTTGTCAGTTGCACCTTTTAAAGTTAAACCACCTTGGTCAGCGGTCGTATCAGTTGGAGTTGATACTTTACCGAGAGTAATGTTTTTGTCTTCAACATCAAGATTAGTAGTATTGATGGTGGTCGTTGTACCACCTACTGTCAAGTCTCCGGGTACATTAACTGCTCCAGCACTACTGATTGATAAACGAGCTACACCTCCTGTTATTAATGATAAAGTATCTGATCCACCTGATATTCCTGAGTTACTATCTGAGTTAAAACTAAACGCAGGGCTACCAACAGTTCCATCAGGTGCTTTGCTTAATAAATTTGCATAACTTATCTTTTTATTTTTTGCTGAACCTGTTGCACTTTGATCTATTATCGGCAAAGTATCTGTACTAGCTGGTGCAGTAAGTTCTGTAAATTCTGATATTTTGCGGTTTGTCATAATTAAAACTTGATTATGTACATAAGAGCTATATTTTTAGGTCTTGCTTCAGTACCACCACCACCACTTGATATTGTATGAGAATGAGTTGCGTCAATACTTATTCCTGACGCATTTGCTGAACCAGAACTTCTTGCACCAACAGCTGATTGTGGAGAAAGTTTTGTAATAATTCCACTTGCACTTCCTGGATTATTTGCAAGAGAACCTGATAAATGCGAAACACTACCAGTTAAGCTTTGAGAATCTGTTGTATGATCGTGGTTTTTGTTTTGATCAGTTTGTGATGATCCAAATACACGACTTGCATCTACTCCAGCACTATTATCCCAACCTCTAACAAATTGACCTCTTAAATCAGGCAGGTTGAATGTAGAAGATCCATCCCCTGCCCCATGTGTTGTTGATAAAATTGAAAATAATGACGCATATGTGGATCTACTAATAGCACTACCATTACATTCTAAAAACCCAGAAGGGGGAGTAGAAGCTCCAAAAGTTAATATAGTTCCTGTCGGAATTCCTGACGCTAAACCGCCCCAAGCCGATCCGTTATAACCCTCAAAACTAGTTGTTGTACTATTAAATCTTATTTGTCCTGTAGCTGCTGTTGGTCTTTGTGCAGTTGTACCACTTGGCAATTTTAATGCACCTGTACCACCCATCACTATATCTCCAGCAGAATCTACTGTGCCTGTAAAATCTGGAGATGCTTTTGTCGCTAATCCAAAATTATTTGTATGAGCCGCATCTGTCAAACTGCCTAAAACTAACCAACCATTATTTGCAGAATTTCTTATTTTTAATAAATTTGTTGAAGTATCAGCCCATATTTTATAAGCAACAGTTGTAGTTGGATCTGAAGAACCACTATTTAAAGATTGTATATCTCCTAATACAGCATTAAGTTCAGTTCTAAATGTAGACCCAACTTGGTTAGCTAAATTATAATCTGCTGCATTACTCATTTATGTAACCTCCTTACCAAAACCTGACGCTGCCCATACAAATGATCTTGCAACCGCAGAAGTACCATTTTTAAAAGTGACTTGAAAACCTGACCTACTAATATTAGCAAGTTCGTGAAAATCTCCTGATTGTTGATTAGTCGGAGTCACTACTACAGTTGGGGTTTGCTTAAATGGATTAGTAAAGGAAACAGAATATTGTTGCGAACCAGTTGTTACTGGACTTGAAATAGATTCTGTTCTTCCTTGTAATTCTAGTGTAGCTCCTAATTTAGTAACAGCTATATTTTGGTTAGTGTCATTACTTGTTAATATTGCTTTAAATTGAAATGCTCTACCTGTAATTAAAACATTACTAAATTCTTTGTATGCACTCCAAGTTGGAGAACCTGATGGATTATCGTTAGTTGATCTAACATAAATTGCAGCATTACATTTTGTCGCTTCTGTTGCACCACCAACCGCATCAATATATCCCCAACTGTCAATTAAATCTGTTCTATCGTCCCATAGATTATTTAAGTTGAAACTTGAAGCTTCTAATACTTTTTTTAGGTTTACATCATAAGCTTGTGTTAAATCTATTGAATTATTATAAATATATTCTCCAGAAGTTGATACAGCATTACTAGAAACACTTAGTGTTAAAGCATCTAATGATGCATCATAAACAGTATTACTTTTTGACCCTTGAAAGTTAGGGGTATGCTCATCAATTGATCCTACTGCAAGTCTTTCTGATGGAGCTGGAAGATTTGTTGTAACTCTAGTATTATTCCAATCAGAATCTTGTGAACCAGGAGAGGGACTTTCTCGTCCACCATCGTCCTCAAATTTAATTAGATAAGTTCCCGCAAGTAACGGAACGATTTTTTGAGTTTGGTTTCCAGCAGCAGCTACAACTATTTCTTGTGCATCTTTCCATTGCGCTCCTGTTGTTTTACTAGAATGTCTGATGAGGGTTTTGCCTCCTAATAAAACGTCAAGTTCTGTAGCACGATTCCAACTTAATATTGCACTTGATTGATCTATAGGCAATAACGTAACTCCGCTTACATTTGAAGGAGGAGCGGTTTTGCCATTAGCTACAAAGAAATTACCATTACCTGTAACAAGTTTTGCTGATTGTACGGATCTTAGACCTGATGGGCTAACACTAAAAACTTCTATTTCATAATTACCAGCAATAGTATCTAAAATCTCGTAACTTTTTGAGTTTTCAACAGTTCTAGAAATGTAATTACCATTTTGTAGCCTGTATCTTATGTAATGTGTATCAGAAGTGCTAGTCCAACTTACAATAATTTTAGTTCGTGCTATACCTGTATTTTCATAAATAACTTCTTCTCCTGTAATACCTGTGGGAGATGCAGGTGGTACATCTAAATTAGTGACATCTCTAACAGGTAAAGCTATACCACTTTCTATATGATTGTATTTACCAGAGTTATATTCACTAGCAGTAACTGAATAATATGCTCTATCTTTTTCTTCAACTGATAATACTCTCCAAGTGCTTGCAGCAATCCCTGTTACACTACTAAATGTTTGATATACCCAAATACTATTTGCATTTGGTGCAGCAGTAAAATGTTGACCTAAACTGAATACATTATTTGATAATCCAGCAACTGTTACTGTCTCAACAGATCCATCAGGTAAAACACAACTCAAAGTTGAGTTTGGCTCAAAACTTAAATTTACATCTGATCCGTTTTGTGTTTTTGCAAAAATAGTGTCTACTGTGACAGAGTTAGTAGTTGCAGATATTATACGTCCTCCTCTTCTTTCTCCTGACCTCAATGGATCTGCAATTTCTATAATTTGTCCAGGTCTTACAACAACTCCAGCTTCAATTCCACAGCTAAATGTTACGATTTCTCTTTCTATATTACTCATGTAAAGCATCCATTTTGCTAAACGAGAAGCCTGACCTCTTGATGTGCAAGCGAAACTGTCTATATTTTTTACAACTGAGCCGTACCTAGTTTGGTTTGCAGTATCAATTTGCTCAACATAATTTATATCTCTTAGATCTAAATCTAAATATTTTGCAATTACAACTGTTGGTCTTGTTTTTTGACTTGTATTTGAATAACTAAATCCAGGTTCTAATACATTTGCAAGTGAGAATACATAACTAGAATCTTTAGGAGCATCTTGTGTGATAGTAAAAGAGCCAGCACTATAAAAAGGCATTGCTCTAAATACAGAACACATTTGATTTATGACGTTATATGCCTCTTTTTGACTATTTAAACATACATTGCAACTAAATCTTGGTTCTGTATTACCTGTACCTGTACCATCATCAACTTGTTGCGAACAATAAACAGAAGCCTGATAAAAACTAAATTTATCAAGATCAGAATCAGATAAATGAGAACCTAAACCATACCTCTCAGAAGTCAAAAGATCATATAAACACCATGCTGGATCGTTTGTAAATTGTGCTGCACCAAGAGTTCCATTAAATGTTCCTGTATATTCCAAACTGCCATCAGCACGAACAGTTGCATTATGCGGAATTTTAACTTTTATACCATTTACAAGATATTTTCTACTCGGAACAGATGTAAATTGTTCTGCATCTACTTTTAATCCAACTAATGCGCTATTTGGATAACTTCTTTTGTCGTATTTTATTTCTACATAATTATTAAATTGAAAAGCATCAATAATTTTGCTCGATGAACTATTAGAAGTTATTCTTGTTACTCTTATATTTACAGGAAAAGCACCACTTAAATTTACTAAATAATCTCTCACATAAGCATCAGGAGTTCTACCAGAAATAGTGCCACTATTTCCAGAAACAACAGTTTGATAACCACCGCCAGAATATTGAACAGCAATTGCTAATTCCACACTAGTACCAAATATATCTCCCTCATCACTAAATTTCTGTAATTGTGGAACTGTTATCTGTATAGAAACAGCATCAACATCTGAATCTGTTATTTGTATAACTTTAGGAGAACCTTGTTCTACCAAAGAAAAACCAGTTGCTTTAGTTGTTGCAACATCTCTTGTTATTGGTATTACTGTTTGACTAGACGTACCAGTTCTAACCTCAAAACTTACATCTTTAAAATTAAAAGAACCATCACTAGCTTGAAGTGGTGTGTTGTTAAGAAATATTGATTTTGCTCCATCGACAAGTCCTCCAATTTCTCCTTCTCCTATAAGATCGAGAACTCTAGCAAAAGCTTTTGAGTCAAGATTATCTTTGGCTTCGTGTGGACTTCCACCTCCACCTCCACCTCCTTTTCCTCCACCTCCACCAGAACCAATAATCTTCATACTTCTACCTGCTCATTCTCAATATTTGCTGACACCACTACAGAACCAACCATTACACGACCATATATCACAGGAACAGCAACTCCTGCTCTGCTAGTGTTTTGTATACCACTAAAATTAAATGATCTTCTTGGATCTTGATTTTCTTCTGGAATAGTATCAACAGGTGTGAGCATTGTAGATACTCCGTTTAAAACCATAGCAGCACCAACATAAGATACTATTGTACCTACTTTTGTAAAAAATCCTCCAGCTACAGCGGTCTTTCCAAAAATACTTGAATAACCAAAAGCACCTGCTCCCGGAAACATAAAACTTATACCTATTAATGCTGCCCCAAACAATATTTGCCTACCAGCACCACCTCCAGCACCTCCAACAACAGGAACTATTTTTATGTCATTTTGTCCTATGGGATAATGTAATTCCTCATCATTTAAAGACCAATTTTTATCAACTATTATTTTGTAATAATTATTAGCCATATGACTTTCTAGTTGAGGAAAATTAACGACTAAAAATCTTACAGCTTGTGCAGCATTATTAACTTCTGCCTCAAAAGTTCTCTGACCTAAAAACTTTGCAAGTTCTCCGTATAGCTTAATTTTCTTTAGCATAACGAATCCTTTTACCTGTACATTTTAGCAACCATTCATCTAATAAATCACGACTTGATAATCTATTTTGTAGATGATGCAAAACTGTTTGCTGTCCTAAGTAAACACCAATATGATTTAATCCGCTACTACTTATTGACATTAATAATAAATCTCCATACTGCAAATCTTCTTGTTGATTTAATTCTCTAAATCCTGTTTGTTCATAACAATCATTAAACATCGGATTTTCAACAAAGTCATTAGGATCGTTTGGTCTTACCCAATCTTTTAATTCTATTCCTAATTCTTCTGCATACCAATCTCTACATAAACTCCAGCAATCATTTACACCCCATACCCATTTCCTACCAATAAGAGGGGCTTTATAACCACATGGCTCGCAATATTTCCAATCATTAGAATCAGGTTGTACAATCCACCATTTTAAATTTGATTTTTCACAAGCTACCTTATCTGCCTCACTTGGATTTGCACTAGTAAATGGATGGCTATGAATGACAGCAGTTACCTCTCCCTGTTCTTCTGCGTCTACCCAATCTTCGGGAGACAATATAAATTGATCGTTTGGATTTGCAGCTAAATTTTGACATGGGAAATACACCTCTTTGCCTTTTTTTATAATTAATAAGCCACATGACTCATTTGGCCTACTTTCTAATGCGTGTTGAAGTGCCTCAGTTTGCCACACTAGAAAAATCCTCCCACACCAGGGAAATCTTCGGGTAAAACTTGACGTTTAGGTAGTCTTACACCATCTAAATCAAAACTTGCAGCTAATTCAAAAGAAACCTCTGCTCTGTTTTCTCCTGATTTACGATCTATAAAAAATATTTCATCAGGAAACTTTGCTGTTGGATCAGCAGTTCCAAATGTATTCTGACCTGACTCTAAATCTACAAAACTACCATCTTCTTGTAATAGAAGAGAACTATCTTCTAGCAAAATGTCTCCTCCAGCAAAGTTATCATCATCAATAAATCTTCTTAAAGTTCTTATTCTTGTTACTTTTGCACCTTCTAAGCCTTGAGGTAATGTTAAAAGAATAGTAGTTATGTTTCCAAAAATATTAGATATTTTTAAATTTGGTCTTGGTAATTGTTTACCATTATATTCAAAACCTTCCGCTTGTATTGGCATTCTTGTATACTCATTGCTATCAAAAATTAGATTCGCATCATTGTTAGTTCCAACACCATTATGAAAATAATAGGTTTGAGAGACACCATGCATAGTTGTATTTAACTCAAGTTGAAAAAGCTCAACAATATTATCTATATTTGGATTTTGTAACTGAGATACAGGTACGGCCATTATGGTTCAAATACTTCTGTAAAGGTAACTGATATTGTGGCAAGACCAGGAAAATTAATAGTTTTCTTTCTATTTAAAGCACGATATTTACTTGTCGTTGGCTCATCAGGTGCTTGCCAATTAAAATAATCCCCATCCTCAATACGAGCATCAAGAAAAGTTTCTATTGTGTCACTTTCTGCTTCCGTGATATTTTCAAATCTAAGATTATAAGATTTTGGATTAATATTTAATCCAAATTTTACTACCTGTTCATATCCGTCTTGAAATCTTGTCCTCGACACAAAAGGACTTACATCTTTTGTTACACCATAAACAGGTTCAATAGATGGAAATGTTTGAGCCATTATGACAATAAACCTCCTGGTCGTTTTTGTCTGATAAGTTCTGCCTGTACTGCCATGCCAAGCATTTTTCCTAATTCAGCAGCTTGAGTTGAGTCTGATTCAACACTTGATCCTGTTGCATCAACATTAACACTTATATTACCAACTCCTCCTCCTTGTGCTATTACTCCAAGTTTTCCATCTTTACCACGTTTCAGCGGGAGTATACCTTCTGCCCCAGACTCGGCCATTAAACCTGCACCATTTGCCATTGGAAAAATGGTTGGACGATCAACTATGCCTCCCATTTTGTATGGGACAACTTTATTTTGAGCAAATACATTTCCTTTAGCATTCTTCTCAACTACACCGCCTTTTTCAAAACCTAAGAATTTTTCTAATCCAGGTGCTACTGCAAATAAAGTTTTGAAAAACAAAGCTTTTAAAATCATTCTTTGTAAGTCAGCTAATATCGATCTTGCTAACTCGCCAAAACTAGCTTTTCCTGTCATTGCAAGTTCTACAAAACCATCTGCAAGTTTATTTATAGAATTAACAGCAAGTTCCCCAATCTGTGTGTTTAAATCCATTGCAGATTCTGCAATTTTTTTAAATTCTTCTTTAAAATTATATGTTTCATTTTTATTTTCAATTAACTTTGCTTTTATTTCATCAAGTTCCATTTTAAATTCTGGACCTTGAATCTCTATCATTTCATCTCTAATTGCTCTTGCTTCTCTATCTATTTCTAAAGCATCAAATTTTTCTTGAGTTATTAGTCCTAGCTGTAACTGACGTTTTGCAAGTTTTTCATTTATTTTATCTTGTGATATAGGTTCATCAAAATTACTTTCAGCCGTACCACTCTCAGATGGGTTTGCAGCATAAAAATCTTGCATATTAAGCATAGCTAAATCTCTAGCTCTCTTAATTCTGTTAAATCTAGCTCTGTCTTTTGGATCGGTGCTTTTATCTAATCCCTGTCTAATAGCAATAGTGTAAGCATCACTACTACTCTTGACTTTGTTTTCTAAATTTGTTCTTTGATTTTCTGTTCCAATATTAAATAGCCTTCCAAGACCCTCAATTATTCTATTTATAGAATTAACTATACTAGTTGCTAATCTTTGGAAGAATGCCCCTATAGGCTGCATAATTCTTCCAAGATGTAATTGTAATTGTTGCATTGCAACAGTTAATTTTTGCCCTGCATCCATTCCACTATCAGCCATTTTTAAAGCTGCTTCTCTATGATCATCACTAAGCTTGACAACAAACTTCATAACATCATTAAGACCAACAGTTCCATCTCTCAAGTCTTTCTGCAACTCAGGTAGTGTTCGTCCTGTTGCTGTAGCAAATTTAACCACGGCTCCTGGTAATCTTTCTCCGAGCTGACCTTGTAATTCTTCGGCCGACACCTTACCTTTACCAAAAATCTGCGACATCGCTCGAATAGCAGATTGCACATCTTCAGCATCTCCACCTGTTGCCTTGATAGCCTCAGATACACCTCTGAAAACTTTTTCAGCATCTTCTACATTTCCACCAGCACCGATAACAGATGCAGATAAAGTAGTAAATTGTTTTGTAGATGCACCAATTGGTACATTTAATTCTCTAGAAACAGTTGATATAACTTTTTGTGCTTTTGAAAAATCTCTTTGTGTTTTAGTTACACCTTTTAAAGCAATCTCTAAACGACCAATTTGAGCAGCATATTTAGCAGCCGCACTAGCCGCTCTTACAGTATCTATTGCACCTCCAACGGCAGCCCCTGCAACAGCACCTGCCGGGCCTCCTAAAGCAGCACCTGTAAGAGCCATTTGACCTGTAGCTCCAAAATTACCTGCCATAGAACCAGCCATTGCACCAAGTGCTGCTCTACCTCCAACTCCAAATTTAGAAGCCTTAAGTCTTCCAAACATTCCTTTTGGTTGGATTTGTGTAAATGATTTTAATTTTGCATTATTTGCATCAATTGCTGCTCCAAGTTTTTTAAATTCAGCACCACCAATCTTTACTTCATTCCTAAGTGCTTTTAATGTTCTTTCTTTCTGCTTAAATTGATTTACACTTTTTGGTACAAGTGCAATTGTTGTTTTTATATTATTATTAAGGCTTTTTATTCCTGTTTGATTTAGTGGCTTAAATGCTTTATCTAATTGTTTTAGTGAACGTGTTAATCCAGTAAGATCTTCTAGACCTTTTAAATCTATTTCAATAGTAAATTTTTCTAACTTCTTAGCTGCCACTCTTCTTCTCCTTATTTATCTCACGAAGAGCTACAGATTCCATAAGTTGTAAGCCCTCTAACATTTCTTGGCGGTTTTCTACATTGTAAAGGTCAAATAGACCTCCAGCAAGCAATAAAACCTCGTATTTTAATCCTACTACACCTCCAAAGGACATATTCCATTGTGTTTGTATTCTTAAAAACATCATAACAATTTCCCAATTATCTTCCCACACTTCAAAATCAGTACTTACCTCTGGTTGCTTCTCTATTTTGATACCGAATGCTTTTGCATCTTCCTCGGTACTATCTATTATCTGTTTGCCACCCGAAGCCCAGTATATGGCAGCATCAGTTAGTTTCCCACTTGTGCATTTGCATAGAATTTTCTAAATGCTGCTAAAACTGCTGCAACAAAATCTGTGTCCTCTGCAAATTCTTTAAGGATTGTTTTACTGAAAGATATAGGAGTACCATCTTCTTCATTTACATCTTCCCAACCTACTAAAATTTTTGACAAAGCAGAATACTCATCCTCATCTTCAAATTTGTTTAACTCAGTTCTTGATAATCGTGCAAATTTTCCTGTAAATGATGTTTTCTCAAATTCGCCCGGTATTGTCTCAGAAGGACGTTCTACTTCAACAGGCCAAGGATAGACCTTGGTCTTTTTACGAACAAATGCCATAAAGACTAAATAATATATATACTTCTATACTTTAGCTAGGAAGTCAATAGTTATTCATATACTAAAGACATTTCATTATTAGCTGCGGAAGGCACAAGTGTATATGGTATTTCTAACATTGTAACCCCATCCATTTCTCCGTAATTAACATCTCCAATATCTACTTTAGTAGATGTAAATGTGATTTTATTACCTGCTGCTGTGCCATGTAAAAATGTAAGATTTCCTAAAGTCGAATCTGTTAAAGCAGCAGCAAAATAATCTTTTTGTGCAAGTGTTGGTGCTTCTATAGTTACAGTTCCGTTAGATGCTCTGTCAGTTATAAGAACTTCTTTTGTACCTCCAACAAGTTCTCTGTAAACGCTAGATACACCAACATCCATTGTTAATGATTGCAAAGCACCTGCATAAGACAAAAGTTGGAAACTAGTAGTATTGCCATTTTTAAAAATCAGAGGCGTGGCCTGGTTGCCATAGGTTATTGTGGGCAATGAGGTGTCGGTTGGGGCATTATAGATTCCAGTAAAAGTAAACTCAATTGTTGGAATTGCTCCAACTTCAGCATTAATTACAAAGTTTCCACGACAACCAGTAACAATATGTCTAACACCATCTACGTTGTAATGAATAGTTATAGATGAAAAACTAGATGATACAGGTGCGTAGCTAACAGATGTACCAGAAGCTATTGTCTCTGAAAAACCACAGGCCTTGATGGCATCTCCATATCTCGGAGCAGTCCCTGCTGCTCCAGATCCAGCAAGTTCCACGCTGAAAGTACACTCAACTCTTGTGTTTGCTAAAAGCTGTTCAGATGCACCTAAAAATGGTCTTACAACATCTCTGTTAACAACATCACTTGATTGCGGTGTAATACTCAGATCTGTAACTAAAACAACAGTAGAAGCTGCCATGCTTGGCCCAGTTCCATATGAACTTTCTGCTTCAATCAGAATTACTCTTTTTCTTGTCAGTAGTGCCATCAGTTGTTACCTCAGTAATAGATTCAGCTTGTGAAGTTTGTTGGACTAGCTTTACCTTGCCAGTTTTGGAATTAAGGATGTAAGTTCCACCCTCATTTGGGTTCTCATACTCCATATTAAACAATAAGGGTTATTAGGCTTGCATTTCTAGTATAAATCATGTTGATAAATTGTTATATGCTGTTCGATAATCAATCTCAAACTCACAAGTTATTAGTCCAGCAGGGGTATCTGCTTCTAATACCTCAAAAGTTTGTGTCGCTGGTCTTATATCTTTTGCAAGACCGCCAACAGTTGGATCATTCAGTACTTTTGTAAATAAACTTTTAACAGTTGGATCAGCAACACTATCAGGAATAGTGCCTCTAACAATTACTACAATTCTAATTCTTAATGTCCAATCTATTTTTAGATAGCTCGAACTATTAATAGATGGTTCATCTGTAACAGGTTCTATAACAAGAGCAGGGGATTCTCCATTTGTTATTGGTTCTATTCGAGATCTATAAATCCGAGTAGATACTCCTGTAGTACCTGCAAGTGTAGTTTTTAAAGCAGCTATAATTTGTTCTCTTTTGCTTGACATAGTTATTGCTTATTCAGAGAAACTATACAAAATTTACCATCATCTATTTTTCGTGCTTGTCTTACTTTATAGTTTGTACCATCAACTGAGATAATATCATCAAATACTAATGATCCAAGCTCGCTTGTTTTAGCAGTTAATTCATAATCAGTAGACATTACTAATCCGTCAGCAACTATTTCATCTGGTTGCTCTAATATTCCTTTATAAGAAACACCACCTCTAACAACCGCATTGCCAAAATCTGCTAAAAAAGTATCTAAATTTTCAGTAAATGCCATGAGAAAAAAAAAGCCCTCGTTTGAGGGCTAAATATTTTTAGCCGTACTTTTTAAGACCAACTAGGTTGATGCTAAAAGTAAATGTTGGGGATGATCCACCGATTGTCTGAACAATCTTGATGTAACGCTTGCACTCATCTTTATTGATTGCAAGTGTTTGCATTGAAGCAGATCCTGTTACCTGAGTAAAAGCAGCACCAGATAAATCTGTGTATGTACCACTTGAAGAATCAGATTCAGTAATTTTAATATCTAATGTTGGGGAAGAACCGCCACCAGCAGCACTATCCAAAATTAGCATTACATCTCCATCATATTCGAGAAGATCTATTGCACTTGATGTAGCTGTGCTTGTTACAGCAGCAGTAGCAACACCCGCAACAACAGTTAGTTTTTCTAAGTTCTGTTGAATAACAGACATTTTAAGATTCCTCCTGAGTAGAAATAAATGCTTCTAATTCTTTGATTAGATCAGCTTTGTTATGTCTTCTATCGAGTTCTATTCCAAGCTTGCGACCATAAGTTTCGATTTGTGATTTTGTCATTTCAGAAAAATCAATCTCTTCACTTTCGGTAGGCTCTGTCTCGACAACTGGCTCTGTACTAGTAGTAGGTGCTTCACAAGTTTCAACAACTAATTCAGCTTTCCCAATAGCTACTAAATACTCTCCACTTTGCTCTTTGATATCAACAATAGAACCAGAGTCCGTAGGGACTCCAGCTATCATTGTTGGTCGTAGCAATTTGACCTTCATATTATGTTCCGAAGCAGAACGCACCTGGTTGCTTAACAGCAAAGTCAACATCCTGTAATGCAATAATTCTTACACTACCTGCTGTTGCGTTTGCATATGGATCTACAGTTAGATCTAAACCAGACCACATACCGATTACAAACTGTGAAAAGTCTCCAAAGAGAACATCGTTGTTTGCAAGTTGGTTAGAAACAATAGCAGGGTAGCCATTAATTTCATTGTTCTCAAACACGAACTGTGCTGTGTTTGAAGCTTTTTCTGTTGACTTCAAAGCACCTCTAGCAGAAGCATTTATTAGGTAGAACATATTAGCTACATCAGCATTAGCCGCTGCAACGTCTGTCTCCATTCCAATGTACTCAGCAAAAGTACCAAATGTACTGATTGTTTGTGTTCCTACACCAGTTGTATCTTTAATTCCAAGAGGCTCGTTAGAACTACCAGAACCATAGATTGCTGCGTTATCAAGCTTAGTTGCAATAACCTTTGCAATATCATCTCTAATCATTGACTCAACATCAATTGAAGATTGAAGAAGTAATCTTCTTGAGTAATCAACAAATGCACCAACTGTCTTAGGTGTCATGTTGACTTGATCAAAAGCTTGCTGACTTTCTGTTGGAGAACCCGATTCGCCAACGAAATAAGCGGTGCTACTTGAGGTCATCCGGGGGATAGATACGTTTCCTGACAATCCAGTAAGCATTGTTGGGTTAGTTGCCATCACAGCCATTCTCTTTCTAAGAATGTCGATGAATGAACCTGCAAGTAATTCTGTTGGAACTAAGTTACCACCAGCTGTTGCAGTACCTACATTCAAGTCTCTTTTTAAAACTTCGTTAGGAACTAAAATTCCATTTGCAGGTTTTTCATACTTCTTAGAAGCTGCATCAGATACCTCTCTCTCAAAAGCTGCTGCTTCTTGAGCTTGACGATCTGTAGGATTTGCTAATGCGTTTAATGCTCTTAAGAAAGAGAAACGCTTAATTTCTTTTTGGTCTAAGCCAACTTCGTTTGTTGTCATGTCAGTAGAACGAATGGGTGTATTACGAACCTCTGCCTTGTTTTTTACAAGATCGAGGATAGCTGCCTTTGCTTCTTCGGGAGTTTTATTTCCCTTTATAAGTGAATCAGCAAGCTGTTCTGCTCCATACTCTCCAAACTCACGACATAACGAAGTGATTGATGCTGTACGAGCATTGTTTTCATCAATAGCACGTTGTACTTCGGCTTTGATGTCGATTTCAACGGCTGGAGCCGTATCAACCGCAGTTTCTTTAGTTGATTCTTCCATGTTTCGGACTGTTGTTGATGCGGGTTCAACCGCAGAATTAATCTCCTGTATAGGAGATTCTTCTTCCATACTAATACTATTACCTTGGGAGGGTTCTATCAAACTTCTTCCAAAACCAATAGTTGGATCAGCTGGAACAGTTACAACTGATAATTCGTGTACTGACCAGTTGGTGGCTCTCATGCCATCTTCCATCTCTTCCATATTATTAATTTGATATCCAAAAGAAATACCTCTTAATATTCCATCCTGGACATCTTGTAATATTTCAGATGCAAACTTGTTTCTAGAAAAACGAATTTTTGCATAGCCACGTTTATCTTCTGGATTTATATAAGCACGTTCAACAACACCTATTGGTTTGTTCATATCGTGATTAAACAGAACCGCTCCACCATCATTTAATCGTGATAAGTCTGCTGCTCCCTCATCATGGCTTAACACTTCGTTACCAAAATAACGCTTGACGCTAAATTCTGAGCTAAATGGAAACTCAAATGTGCGTGATTTCACATTTTTGAAGTCCGTAACCTCTTTACGCTCAAATTTATCTCCAATCTCAATCGATCTAATATCGGCAATTTTTGTAAGTGCCGAAAATCGATGACCTGCATAAATATCGGTGGACTCGCCATCTCTATATACTTGGATCAAAGCAGCAGGGTCTTCGGCTGTTCCGTTAATAACAAAAGAACTGCTAGGAACATCAATCTGTCCATCACGTTCTATTCTTGTAATCTTTCCTCTAGCTCGACCTCCACTAGCATTCCAAGATACAAAATCTCCTGTTTTTAAAGCATCAGGTTCTGCTCTTTTTTCGACTTTAGTTGTTTCAGCCATAGTTTTTTCGTTAGTAGCAGGTTCAAACTCGATAGGTTCAAACTCGTTTCTCTCAAGCCAAGCTTGTGCTTCAGAGGCAGAATATTCAGAAAGTCTGAACCTAATTGATTGAAGTTCAGCACCCTCCTCATTATCCTTTATACCAAATATAAAGTCTATGCCTTGAGAGGCTTCGTTGTTAGACCGCCTAAATGTATCATATTGTTCTGAATTTGTAATAGTTGCTGCGTGTTCATTTGGATATGGTCTTGCAAATTCTATAAGTTCTGCTCTTTCTCTTGCTTTTTTAATTTGTGCTGCTTTTTTACGACTCCAACTAAAACCAGCGTCCCCTCCCCAGGCTGCCCAAGCCGTGCGTCCAGGACTAGGATATCCTTTCTCGCCTGGTCTAAAACCTTCTGCTTTTTTATCAACTTCATGTCTAGCAAAAAAACTAAACATCCTTACAACAACATCTGGAGATAACTCATTACCACTTAATATTTGTGTCGCTCTTACGGCTGCAACTTGAGTACCGCCTTTTCTACCTTCCTTTTTCCATTCCTTATAACGTCTAGCCTCCGTCTTCATCCCATCTGTGGGTTTTAAATTAATCTCTGTGCCACTTACATTTGCCATAATTACTCAGCTTTTTTGCGTGTTTTCTTAATTCTATTTGGTGGAGGAGGAGTGATATTCACATTACCCTCAGATCCAATCTCTACTTCTAAGTCAAGATCTTTATCTAATGTAACTCCTAAACTATCAGCAACATCTTGTTCTCTTGCAATCTCAGACACAATATCGTCATAATCTCCACCATTTGTCTGTGCTATGACTTGTGACTTAGTCATATAACCTGCTTGCTCTGCCTCACGATATGCTTTTATTTCTTTTAATGGATCTACATAATGTTGTGCAGGTGGAGTCCATCTTGGTTTGCAATATCGTTTTGAATTAGCAGCGTAATCAGGAAAATCTAAATCGCCTGATAATACTGATAATGCAAGCCACTCTTTAAATATTCTGAAATGAAAATTATCAATCATATACTTCTGACAAAACTTCCAATGTTCTCTGTCTTCTAACAAGCTAAGTCTTGAACTTGAATAATTAGTTTCAGAAAAGTCTTTACTGATAGTTTCAAAACTACAACCTATACCTGTGGCAAAACGTCTGATTTTATTTTTTACAAACATCTCATATTGCTGAGATGGATAATCAATATCAGGTATCTGTACTGACTCATTTGGTGCTAGATATCTAAACTCTCCAGGACTAAAGGTTTGTATTCTTTGATTATTCTGTACTTCATCTCCGATTAATTCCCCTTGATCATTTTGAATAAATCCCATAATACTTGCACCTGCTCTAGCTCTGATAACAGCAGCTTCTTCATATCCCTGTAACTGATGCATATCAGCCATCACACTATGAAACCAAGGTACTCCTCTATTCTGTCCAGGTCTTTCGGGTAAGAATAAATGAATAATATCTTTTGCATCTACAAAAATATGTAATTTACGATTTGCAGAATAATCTAAATAATATGCATCGCCCGGATGTTTTGTAAGTATGGCGTATCTGACAGGTCTGCCCCACTCATCTACCTCTACACCATTTCTCCACTCATTGTTTTTATTAAGTAACTTGTCATCATATTCTTCATCTAACAAATCACTTTCAATCATTTGCAAAGCAATAGGAACATTTGAATCGCCAAATGGTTTTCTTACAATTCTAAAAATAGCTTCTCCTGATTCGCACAATGCACCTGCCGCTAACCACTCAAATTGATGAAAGGAATACTTCCCTGCACAATCGCAACTATCAGCTTCTGACCATTCTTCCCATTTTTCCTCTATTAATGCATTTACTCTTTGATCTCTTTTCCCTCCTCTTTGTTGTAAGACAAGAGATTGAAATTTCATGCCTGTCCCGACAATATTAATTTGTGTTGTTCTTTTTGCTTGTCTTGCATATGGATTATTTCTTACAAGTTCTCTGGATCTATCTCTTAGCTTACGCAAACTATTTCTAATCTCAGCATCAGCACTTAACTGACTACTCATCCAATCTTGTGTAAGTCTAGAAACTAATGCTCCTTGGTATGCTCGAAGACCTCTAAGTGGTTTTGCATTACTACCAAACCCTAAAACTCTTTTTACTGCATTTGCAATGTTAGATCTAATTCCCATTAGTATGCTCCATCAAAACGAACAAATGTAGCTCTTGGATTGCCCAAACCATTTGCCATCATCTCAGCTTGTTTTTCTCTTACAAGTTCTACTTTATATTGACTCTTAAGTGCTAACAACTCAGCTAACTCATATTTCTTAGCATTTCTTGTTCCAATCTTATATTCCTTAACAAGACCGCCACTAATTAAATCTCTAATTGCACCTTCAATAACATCTAAGTCTTTTTCTACTTGACTTCTATCATCGAAAGCAGCAGGTGTACCAGAATATTCTAAAGATGCTAATACCTTAAAACTTCCTGTATATAAGGTTTGTTTTTCTGCACCTGATTTATTTGCAACTGCTTGATAGAACCAATCCCCTGCATCAAAATTAGCTGATGTTGCAGATGAGATATTAAATTCAAATCCATCTAAATAAGCAGAACTATTTACAATAGCTCCTTCTGAACTTGTATTAGTTCTTAAATAATAAATAACAGACCAATCAGGACTACTTATCGCATTTCCAAATACATCTTGATCTGCTGGTATCCTCCATTGTATATAATCCCCTGCTCTGATCTGTTTAGGAAAAGTCATTTTTTTACCAATTAGAGACAAAATTCGAGTTTTTAGTCGAATTAGTACGATTTAATGATAGCTTACTATCCTTTTTAGGTTCAGAGGGATTTAATCTTCTTTCAAATTGATCAAAAATTGTTCTTCTGTCATATTTTTGCAATAATCTTTGCCAAGCTGCATATGCGTATACCATTTCATCAAGAGCTTCATTTCTTGCATTACTTTTTTTGACCCAAATACGTTCTTGATATCCATGCTTATATCTAAGCACTTGTCTCTCTGCCGTTAACTCTTCAAAATAATCATGCGTGATTGTTGGGTAAAAATGAATATATCCTTCCCCCGGTTCTGCATCTTTTAATTTGTTGTGAAGTGTTGATTTTATAACATCTACTCCTACAGGAAATAACTGCACTCCTCTTTTTAATGCTTTACCAGAAAAATTAATATCCACCTTACTAGGTTTGCCAATAGGAGGTTTTCCTTTTTGTCCCATACCCTTAACTCCAATTAATCCTAAATTTGTTCTTTCTCTTACATATTGATAAACCTCTTGCGTAAAATGACCACCTGTATCAATCGCAGCACTATCAATCTTCATCTTCTTACCATCTTCATTTGTATATTCACTCATTAATACCTCATCCATCTGTTTCCATAGATCTGCTCTTGCAGGGCTACCATATATAACTTTTCTATCTATTAAATACATTTCCTCGTTACGTCCTATACCCCAGAGGCTCATAGAAAGTCTGTCATCTTGTACGTCACATCCGAGACACAAACTGAGAACGCTACTAGGTGGTATGCCTTGCTTATAAGTTTCTAGTGACGCTCTTTCCATAAGACCTTCTGCACCAACCTTGCTCGCATATGTATCCTCCCAGCACTCCCCCAAAATAGTATTTATCCACGTTTTTAATTGTTCTGGATCATCTTTACTTTGTAAAAACTCCTCAACAAGATTAGACCAACTTGCATTTGGCGAGTAAGAATATGCAGCCCATATATGAAATCCAACGTGTTTCGGATTACCAGGTGCTGTAGCTCGCCACTCTCCTCTCTCTACCATCCATCTCTTTTTACTATGTGGAATCAAACACCCACAATCCTCACAAGCATAGGCAACTGTGTCAGGATCATTATCTCGCCATTTCATATTTGACCATCTCAGATATTGCATATGATTGCACTCTGGGCAAGGAACGTAGTATCTCATCTGATTCGTCTGCAAAAATAATCTTTCTATACGACTAAAATCTTTTATTGTTGGTGTTGATCCAGCTACTATTTTTCGATTCCAATAGTATTCTGTTCTCCTAATACCAAGTTTTATCTGATCTCCCTCTGTACCTGCTGAAGCACTATAGCCATCCACCTCATCAAAAAGGACAATACGTCTAGATACTCTTCTAAAACCTCTAGCACTATTACTACCAACTAGAGATAATGTACCTCCAGGGAAGTTTTTCTGTAATAACGTGTTATTTCCATCTTTTGATTTAGGATCACTTACTAAACCTTGCAAACAAGGTGTATCTCTTAACATCGGAGCTATCTCTTCCTTGGAATAACCCTGACAATCTTCTATTGTTGGCTGACAAACCATGATAGGACAGGGATCTTGGTGTATATAATATCCAATAATATGGTTTAAAATTTTAGAATATCCGACTCTAGCTGACTTCATAACTGTCACTTGTTCCACATTTGGATCAGTAATCGCATCCATAATGCCTTTTTGATATGGAAGCGTCCTCCATCTACCACCCTCGGCTGAACTTTCTGCGGAAAGATAGGCAAAATTATTAGCCCATTGGCTCAAACTAAGCTTTTTAGGGGGTTTAAACGACAAATAAGCCTTTTTTTCGAGTTTTAAGAGGTTATTCATGCTACTGACAACTCCTCTAACGCTTCACGAACAATATCGTCTAAACAAGACACCGCATTTGCATCTAAATCAGGTATTCTTTGTTTTGCTTTGGCGGGGATACCTAATAACTTGGTTCGAGCATTTGTAATGATGTCGCACCACTTATTTTCAACATCCTCCATAGGCACTAATTCTTTTTCTTTTACTTTTCGATCAAGTTCTAATAATTCTGCTTTCAAATGCTCTGTTCTTGCTTTACTTTCTTCATATTCTGGTATTGACTCATCTGTTTTACTAAGTCGGGATCTATGGACAACTACGTTATTGTCCTTAGATACAGTTCTTACCCTTTTAAAAGCGGATTTGCTATACCACTCTTTTTCTAATGTATCGCTGTTAATAACAATCTTACCTTTGTCATCCGTCATCGCTGTAAGACGGCCTTCTTTTATAGCACCATATACAGCCTGGATAGTTACACCCATTTTTTCTGCTGCTTCCTTTCTAGTTATCAGAGGCATATAAAAAATGTAAATTCCTTACACTTCTTACAATAGCGTAAATATTATTTCGTGGTATAATTCCGCATTTTTACTAGCTTTTTCATAGATGTTGTCTCACTTGTCTCATATGCTGAGATTTGTAAGAACATTTATGCCGTTGTGCCTAGAAAAAATTTGCGATCTGAAACCAAC